GGTGGGGATCTGCCCGGCGTCGAGCTTATCTAGCATGTCGCGGTAACTAGTGTAGTGCTTCAATAACATTCCGTCTAATGCCCGTTCCCTACTAACGCCAGCAATGGACCCAGCCCTATCGAAGTTGTGCAACTTGTTTTGGTCGGTGGAATACTCGGCGCCCTTCTTTACCATAGTGGCGGTGATCTTGTCGCAACGCTCGACGACCAATTTGTTAAAAGTTACTTGATCCATATCCTGTCTACTTCTTTTTCGATTAGCTGAATTTGTTTCGTTCTCAGTAGCTCGCTATCCTTCATAAAAGGACGAGCGGGCATTTTGTCGGTCCCGTTGTTGATGTACTCGGCGTAATCTCCCGGAACCTCTACCACCAAAACCGTTTTCTCAAAGCTCACAGACCTAACACAATCCCCGACGGCCCTGCGTAGCGCGCCTGTCTTTACTAGGATATGCCGCGTCCGATCTGCCGGCTTCGCGTACTTGAAAGCCTTCGTCCAATCCTGCCGGCGTTTCACTTCAGCCCAAGGCGTCCCGTCCCATCCGTTTTGACTCCATGAGCTGACGAAAAACTGTTGCGCCTGGTTGGCCAATAATTGCGGGAGCTTCTTTTTCAGCGTTCCCATATTGGCGAGGATGAACTTAAATCCAAACTTGTTTTCTTCAGGCATCGTACTTGTGCTTTTTAATGCTGCCCTCCAATACAAAGTGTATCGGGTCCGGCTGTATGATTGTGCTTTCCATGACGATCGTATCGTCGAAGTCGATAAAGCCTTCGTCGATATGTCCCGGCACCTGTTTTTTTAGATACCGATTGAATTGATTCCAATACGACTTCGACAGATACACCCGCTCTACCTTAACACCCTGGCGCGCGTAGTGATCTTTGCAGGCCGCGACCATATCGACGGCTAAGTTTCCGGTTCTCTTGTATTTACCTTGTGGCATGTTTTTGGTTTTAATCTTCGTCGGGTATATCGAGTCCGAAGTTCTCGCGGGCAAATGCTTTATCTCCTTTGCTAACGTCGAAGTATGGATGCTCATCGCTGAATATAACCCGGTCCTTACCGGCGTTCATTTTGAACATATCTTGCATGTCGTCGCCCGCCGTCTCAGACGCATTCTCGACCTCTCCTTTGCTCGAAACGTTTTCCTCGCCTTCAGCAATCTGCTCAACCAGGCATCGGCAATTAAAATGATTAAGAGGCATAAATTCATCCCAAAACGGATCATCGACAGGTAAACAAATGCCGTCCAGCGGTGCGCATATTTCGGATGTGTTGGCGTCTTCAATAGCTGAGTATTTAAGTAATGGTAATACGTCTTTCTGTTTTTCTATCCTATTCCACTTGCTTGCGTTTTGCGCCTGTCCTACAGCGGTATGGTATTCGGTCTTTAACCATGTGTCGTTGTAGGTGTCGAATATATCCCTTGCCATGTCTTTGAATTCAGCGAAGGGCCTGATCTTATCTCCGTCAGTCAGCGCGTCGCACATATCCGAAACCTGCTGAAATGTTTTAGCGGCCGAGAATATATACACATTTTCCCGCAGTTCAGTAAGTAGCTCCAGGTCCATCGTGTCAAGGCTCAGATCCTCTATACTAGCGCCAAAGCCTTTATATACCGCACTCTTTAGGTGGTCCGCGATGGCGTAGTATAGATTATCCGGAAGGTCGTATTCGGTGATTGACCCGTCGTATATGCCCTTAATGATAGCCTCGATATATGCGTCCGCGAACTTGAACATTAGTTAAATTTGATCGCGCCATTTACGCGCCTTGGAAACTTTAGCCTGTCGTTGTTGCTGAAATACTTCGACTTGTTGCCGTTCGTTTTCTTCTTAATCGTCCGAACCCGTTCCCGGAATGGCTTACCGTCTCTCACGTCGACGATCGGAACGGTTACGGCACCCTTCGCCGATTCCGTTACTACCATTCCTGACAACTTGTTTTCGAGGAAGTGATACTCGCGGTGTCCGATTGGTGGCCTCGATTGTGTGTTACTCATTTGTATGTTTGGTTTAGTTTGTTACGAATTCGAATTCTATTGAGGGCTTTTTTCTTTGGGCCATCCTGTTCGTCGTCGTCCTGCCCTGGCGTTACGGGAGCCGGCGGCGGCGGAACGGCTTCCGTAGGTATGCCGGTGACTTTCTGGTAATACTCTGGCGTCATTTGCAGGCCCGCTTGCTTCATTTGATAGGCTACCGTCGCGGTCGCAAGGTTGGCGGCATCGGTCTGTGTGCGCTCCTGCTGCTGCTCGGCGTCGTTGGCGTATACCAGGCGCATGTTATCCGGAATGCCTTTCAGACCCAGCGCCTTCAGCTTCGGAAATAGGTTGTTGTTGCACGTCCTTTGCATCTTGCGGCCGTCCTTTGCCTGCTTGTCAGCCAGGGCCATAGCTACGGGGCTGCCGTCTGTGTTGGCGCCGTCCTTACTACCCTGGCCGCTGCCGAGCTTGCCGGGCGTACTATCCACGGCGTCGGCGTGACCTAAGACGAGTTTGGATACGATCTTTTGACAACGGGATTCTAAAGACTCATATCCTTTGTAGCCGGTTCCGCCTAATGCTGTCTCCAGGAAAGTGATATCGTCGGAAGGGTCTGTTATAGCCCATCCGCTCGATCCCATGTTCTTTATCGCGTTTTCGAGCGCGTCCCTCTCCGGTCCACTCGTTTTTGTAGTCTTTCCAAGGCGATAAGGTTGGCTATATAGCTCCACAAAATCACCATTGAAACCCAAAGTGTTTCTAAGAAATATTTCATAAAGAGCAATTTTGTAAAAAAGGCCATAGCCACATTTACTAACTCCATTTTCTGATCTTGTTGGTACGTAAATATGCCAATTCTTGAATGGCTCCTCCTCGAACTTGTGTCCGTTTGGTTGATAGATGTAGTCCGTTGCTTCCTTGCGGTCCGGGCTAACGTTCCAACGGCGAACGATACTTATATCCTTGAACTCGTCGTCCTTAATGTCGCCAAGCTCTATAAGGCTGTATCCAAAGAACTCGGCGTCTAGGGCGTACAGTTGGAAGTCCTCAAACCATTCGCTTTCCTCAAACTGCTGCGTAAGTACCTCGCTCGCCTGTCCGTTAACCTCAATGTTGAACTTGCGCAACATGGTAAGATCGTGGCGCCTTTCCATAAGTGACGCAACGTGGCCGTTTAGGATAGTGTCGATGTAGAGCTGCTGCATCTTTACCCTATACGGAAAGTATGCATACTCCGCTTCGGCTATGCATTCGCGCCACATGCGGACGTCGAACTTTATACGGTTGAGCTGTACAGGAGATATGAAGCTGCTGAGGCTCGACGGGGTGTTAGGCTTCACTATTCCGGTCCCGGCGCCAGTGCTTACGCCGTATAGCGGCGATGCGTTGGTCCGGTTCATTATTCTACTGCGTTTATTCGACATTGCCTAGAGATTTATTTATTAATTCGTCCGATTCGTCTAGCTCCAGAGCTTTTATAAGTAATTTGAAAATCTTGCAGGCGCCCATGTGACTAACGTTTTTGGATATGTGGTAATCCCCTGTTTCTGTGTCTACTTGTATTTCCATTATCACTTGTGCCATAGTAAGAGAATTAAAAAGGGCCGGCGGGCGCCCCTGTTTTACTAAACTACCTTTGCGACTTCGGCGGTTGCGGCTGCTTTTAACTTCGCTTCATAGCTCGCAATCAACGCGTTTGTTTTTGAGGTGTTGCGGTTGTTGGCGACCACCAAGGCGATCACAGCGCCAACCACGGCGCCGATAGTGAATGTTAACATATTAATACCTGTTGATTAGTTTAACGTTTCCGCCTGACCGAACGCGCATACCTTGAGTCGGTTGCTTAACGGGAAGGTCTACCGTCATGCCGCCGTCTTTTCCGTCGACGCCCGAAGCCTCTTTAAGCCACTGCATCGCCATGTGGTAGTTTTCGCGCCGTAGCTCTGGTATGTTGTTGGGCGATATTCTTTGATGTACCTGGTAAAGCGTGATCGATACCAAATGCGTCCTTAGCTCCGCGTTCCTGTTATCGCCCTTGGTCCAATACGTCGTGTTCTGTATGTCGGTCTCAGCCGGGACGGTGTAGGGAACGCCCACGCCCCAAGCGGAGGGGCCGTTCTGTACGTTGTCGGGGAAGATGTTGATGAAGGGCAGGTTTTCGTATGTGCCGTACTGTATCATTTCTGTCTGATCCAATGGCGTGGAAGACCTAAGCGCCGTATACACATTTCCTTTCCAGTATACTACGTCGCCGACGTTATAGCAGGCGTACAAGTTGAACACCTGAGCCGGATACGCGGCGTAGTAGATTTGGTATTGAGTCGCTACCAAAGTCCAAGCAGACAGCGTAAAAACGCCCGTAGTATCTGTATTGCAGATATACACATTGCCGCCGTAAGTCGTATAAGAGCCAGGAATATAATTCGTAGCCGTATTGTACGCGGGTGGATTGAGGTAGACGCGATTGGCAGCCTTATAGACGAGTGTAGCGTCCCATCCCGGCGTATCCTGTAGCTCCTGGCTAATATCATATTTTTGGATAAGTTTAGACTTGGCTACCGAATACGCGAATGTTTCGGCGTCACATAATACGGACTGGTCCGACCCGATAACCTGCGCAAGGTTGTCGGCCTGTATCGACTTGTTGAAATCCTTTTGTATGAGATAGCCCATGTTATGTTACCAACTATTTTTAGAAATATTCTTACCAGCTCTCGGCGGCGTTGTTACTCCACCCTTTTGATAAAACTTGAATTCTGTGTCGAACATTTGGCAAATGAAGTAATCGTTTGCGTCCGACGTGTGGCCGTACTTCTCGCACGATATACCCGTTTCCGGGTGCTTCTCTTTTATCTTTGCCTTGGTCCCGTCGCTCGCCTCTTTGAGGTACATATAATCGGCGATCGTCTTACTACAGTTGTCGCCTATATAGAAATGCAACCCATTATACCCCGTCGCAAACACCGTGTTTATAAACTGCCCCCTCATGTGAACCGGAGGCGCGACTTTCGCAACCAGGTCGCGGGGCCTGAATTCTGCAAGCGCCCTCAATATGATGATATAGTCGTTGAAGCCTTTCTCCGTCCTCGTGTCCTCCTGCTTTCCAGAAGGATCGCCGTATACCCAAAGACCAGCGCTATGACCTCTATACTTAGCCGCGAATGCCCTGCATAAATTCTCTGTCCTGTTATTCGGCGTCGACAGGCATATCTCGTCAATCTGTATCGCTTCGTTCTTCCTAACGTCGGCCTGCCAAATCGTGAGCGTTATATAAGGGTTTACGTTAAAGTCAAAACTTATATGCAGCATCTTAGCCGGGTCGTATAGTATCGGCAGTCCGTTTTGTCCGTTCTTATTCGGCACCACATTGTGTATACGGTTGAATAACTTGTAAAAGTTGCCGCCGGTTTGTTTCATGGTCCAAAGGCCCTTGGCGTAAACCGCATATAGGTACTCGTTAGTATCCTTGTATCCTTCGATTTGCGCCTTAACCATAACGGGCAGCCACCTGTTATCCTGGTATACCGAATGATGGATAACGGCCTCGTATTCCACCTGCTCGCCCTCAACCTCTACGACTGTCTTTGTGGTGTATGCTAATTCGTCGTGACCTTCGAAAAAGCGTTTCCAAAACCAGTTATCTCGAAAGTCTTCGCCGACTTCCGGGTTAATGGTAAAGAACTCCTGTAAGACGTCGGCCTTGCCCGAGCGTATCGTCAGCGAGATAGTGGCGAAATCGGATTCGTCTGGAATGTCCTCCTCATACCATACGCACGTAGGGTCTTTGATGGACTTGAGCGAAGCCGGGTCGTCACCGCCTCGGGCGATGAATTTGTTTCCGTTTGTGCAAATGATTGTAAGCGGGGCTACCCTGAAGGTGAAAAGACTTTGTAGCCCGAGCGAAATGACTGTTTGTTTTATGTTCTCGTAAGACGACTCTTGAATCGTGTTGAAATTCTTACGGTATAAGATGCATTTAAAATACTTGTGTGAAAGGCAGTTGTATACCAACTGCTTTGCCACATAATCCGATTTCGAAGATCCGCGAGAGCCGTACAGTATTACGAATCGCGCCCGGATCTTTGTAAGCCGGACGAACGCCTGGTTAATTATTCGGGACCACTTAGGCCACTGGACCCGTACCGGCTCACTCATCGTCCGCGTCTTCCTCGGGCGGCGCCTCTACGATGATCGTTTTGTTCGTTACCTCGACCTCTTGCTTATCTCTCCAGTTCTGCTTGTCGCGATTTATGAGCCAGAACTTTATCGCGGTTATATTTGGCGGTACGAATTTTTTCGTTTCCCGCTTAACCATACCATCCTCGCTTTCCTCGATACTCGACTCGGTGTAGCTTATACCCATCGCTGACTTGAAAAGCGACTCGGCGACCTTATTGTCTGCATCGGCCTTTCCTTTCTGTATAGCCGCCTTAAACTTTGGATATTTCTTTTTCCATTCGTTGAGCGTATCAGTGTTGATCTCCAGGAATTCGGCGAGCTCTTTATCAATGCAGCCTCGCAGGCATAACAAGTATGCCTGGCGATTCATTTTCACCTCGTATTTCGTCGGCCGTCCCGCTTCCATTTTTCAAAGATACAAAAACTTTTCAAATATCCTTGCAATTTGAAAAATATTTGTATCTTTGATTTGTCGACATGCCGGATAGACAGCCCCCTACGTCACCGCACGACAGCCCCCGGACCCCGTAAGTCCGGGTTTGGCGGTTTAAGAAACTAAGCATAAACCTTTAGTGTCTATAAATCAACTATTTAGCCCGTTTTTAATCCCGAAACAGGAAACCCCGACTAGATGCCGGGGTTTTTTCGTGTCATTCCTCAATCGCGGCTCGGTTATAGTCACATACCTTTTTAGGTCGGTGGGTTTTTTTATGCCTACCACTCCCGTTGATTAACAAACCCGGCATTGTCCTCCAGCCTTTCGATCTTCTGCTGTAGCTGCCTGATAGTAGCCTCCTGAGCCAGGATAGTCGCCCGCATGGTCCCAACCTGGCGCGTGAGCGCGTTGTATTCCGCCGGGTCGGTCCCCGGCGTCCAATGGGGGACTTTGGGATAGTCGGCCGAACGCCTAGCGTGTACTTTGTCTAATAAATCCATAATAATCAGTTTGTTGTGTTAAAATATACCGATCGGTATAATGGACACGGAAAATATGTAGCCAAATGGCTACGCTTTGCCGGCGTATTGCTCATCGACCTGCCGGCTAGACTCCTGCTTTACCAGGTAGTCGTTAATGATCGCCCCGGTCTCCCGCCATTGGTCCCTGACCTTGTTGACGTAATCCCTCAAAGAAAAAAGTTCGGTTTTTAGGCGCCTATTCTCTGCGGTCAGGTTATCTATCTTGTCCTGATACCATTGTCCCTCCATCATATCAATAAAATTTATAAGGTGAATTATCGTCGTTATCTATTTGATGTATAAGCCAGTAGACGAAAACAAGGCCTATACAAGTCCATATAAGAGTAAGCATAATCTTCTTAGGTATTAAGGAGGCCGCTATTTTGCGGCCTCCTGGTTATGCGGTTAAAATGGCAGCGACTCGACTGGAACGTTCTGTGGCGCTGCCTGCTGTTGTGGCTGAGCCGGCTGCTCCTGTCTTTCCGGTGCAGATCCTAATAGCTGTACCATACCGACGCGGAGGTTAAGATTAACGCCGTGTTTGCCGTTGCTCTCCCATTCCTTAGCCTCTGGTTGCCCTTCGACATATACAGACGTCCCTTTCTTCAGGTAAGGCGCGATACCCGTTTTTTCGGTCCAATAGGCGCACTGTACCCACGTCGTTTTGTCTTTCTGGTTGCCCTGAGCGTCTTTCCATTTTTCTGTGTGGGCGACGTTGAAATTAATTACGGTGTTGCTGCCTACTGTGTTGATTTCGGCGTCTCTCCCGAGGTTGCCGATTACTTGCATTTTGATCATGATGGTGTATTTACGATTTGATTAAAAACTTTTTTGAATGTCTCCGCGTCCCGGATCTCACAGAACTTTGCGCCCTGTAGTTGCGCTGCGTCTTTGAATGCCTCTTGTTCTTTGCTGAGGCCGTTGTATCCGACCTTCAGCTCGAAAAGGTATAATCGGCCATTCCAAAAGAAATGCAGGTCAGAAACCCCCGGCAATAGTCCGGACGCCTTAGCCTTCGATATCCTTACCCGGAACGATTGGGCTGACTCCCCCGGGTGCGGCTTCATTTCGTTGGTTACGTGCCAAAGAAGCCGACGGGTTTCGGGGTGATGATTCCAGGCCCATTGAAAGCACTCGGCCTGTAATTGCAGCTCAGATTGACTCATAAAAGAATGATTTTGGCGACATAAATGCGTTTTACATCAAGGATCTTGGCCCCGTTATACATTTTCGATACCTGGTCTTCCGCCCTGTATGGGTTATCAGACAGAACCCCGATCGAGACAGTGTATCCAGGTGTCGGCCATTGAACCGTTACTTCAAATAATCGTAACTTGTTGATATACTTTGATATCTCATCTTTTTTACTTTTTCTTGGCATAATTTGTAGTTATGTAGTAAGGTTTTTACTGACTTTTTAAAACTTCTATTAAAAAAATAAAATCCTATTTTATACCCCTTTAATCACCCTGTTATAAATACTTATTATCACGTTGTAAAAACACATAAAAACCTTACTACATTACTACAAACCTTATAACGTGTTGACATTCATTTGCTAAAGCGTAGTAAGGTTTAGTTTAGCAACCTTACTACAACCTTACTACCTTACTACGCCCCGGCTGATCACGTAGTACCCTTTTAGCGGCATCCCGCCGACGCGGGCGGTGGTGGCCATGAATCCCATTTTCTTCATCTCTATACCGAGCCGGGTAGTGGTTACCTTCTGGCCGGTCACGCGCTCGATCTCGGCTTTTATATCGGTTGTGGTTACAAACACGTTGTTCCCGCCTGGCGCCTGGCTATCGGGCTTGCTGTACAGCCTGGCGATAAGTTCATACTCAGCGTTCACCTGCTCGAAACGGCCCGTATTTTCGTTTAGGATCTTAATGTCGTCCTGCGTTAGGCGCCAATCGAACCCGTTGCGGTACAGGCGGTACGCCTCCATTAGCGGGTCTATCTTGTCGAGTTCGTTATATGCCTCGAAATTTACCGATATGACGTGCAGCGGGATAATCCGCCGGTTGCCCGTCGGGTCGTTGAGGATATCGTCAGGGTTGGACGTGCCGCAAAGGCTGGCGAGCCGGCGGTAGTCCTGGTTGCCACGGGCGTAGGGCGCACGAAGGCTGAAGGTTTTCTTTGAAAGGATCTCTTTCATAAATTTTGCCTCCTGCTTTGACTTGCCCGACATCTCGTCGTCCATTACGATGAGCTTCTCGCACATGAGCAATTCGTCGTCCTTTCCCCGGTCGAGTTTCGATTCGCCAAAGAACCCCGATAAGCCTGCCGGCAGCATCCCGCGCAACCAGGACGTTTTTCCCGAGTTTTGGGCGCCGATCAATACGAGCTGTAAGTCGTTGTGGTTGTTGTCGTATACGGCCGCCACAACCCCAACTAGCCACTTCGTAAAGAACCGCTCCGCGTAGTCCGGGCAAAAGTTATCAGCCTCCATACCGGTGTCTGTTTGGATCGTACCGATAAGGGCGGCTATGGAGCCAACCGGGTGACGATCTTCGTATGCGGTGAAGAAATCCTTTATAGGGTTATAGGATACCGGCACTTCGGAGAATATGAGCTTTTGCATGGTCGTATACGACATTTTCGGCAGGGTGCGGGCAATGGCGAGCATTACCTTATCGATGCCGTTCTCGTCCAATACGGCACCATAGTTCTCTATCTTACGGGTGATCTCGTTACGCTTCAGGTCATAGTTTTTCCGGATGAAAGCGGCCCCGGCGTCGATGTCCGTCGACTCCTTAACCTGTATATTATGGTCTAGGACCTGGCCGACGATATCCGCGGAATCTTCAGGCAGGATGCCGTCGAATTGCTCCAGGTGCTTTATAATGCCTTCTTTCGGTATGCCGGCTTTTTTCTGAGCGACAGCGGTTTTGCTTATCAGCTTGGTACGCTCGCTCATTACCTCGATGCCGGCCTCTTTTGCCAGGTAGTAGAACGAGGCGATAGTGACCCGTCCCGAGCCTTTGGCCTTCAGGCAGTTGTCAAACTGTCGATCACAGTAGGCATAATCGTACATGCTGGAGAACTGGCTAACCGCATGGAAATACGATCGGCCGGCCTCGCCGAGCTTGTCGACGAACGCGAAGCAGGTCTTTACCCATTGACGGTAATCGCCGGTTATATCCACCCGCCGGGTGACGATTTCGTTCACGATCTGGTCGAAGTCGGCGCGCACGAAAACAACCTCGGGCGCCTTGGTGAGGGCCTTGTTTTCCTTGACCGGGTATTGGGTGAATTTCTGAGCGCCTTCGTTGACGTGGATCGCCGGGTCATACGACACATACCGGGGCCGGGATACGTCCTTACAATTCTGGTCGACGATGAGCCGGTAATTTGTATGGAAATACTCAGCCAGGCCGTCGAACGATTCGCGGTGCTTTTCGGGGGTGATCTTGAATATCACAGCCAGGCCCTTTCCGGATGCCGACACGAATACGGAGTATACAAAGCGGTCCTGCGTGAGCAGATCGCGTACGCGGGCCACGTTGTCCACCTTATCGATGTCGATACAGATAAAACCGCTATGAGCCAGGAGGCCGGCGTTATTGCGTTCTGAGAAGGTTCCGGATACGGTGACGTACGGCAGCCGCTCTTTTGCGGTGCGCCGGGCCTGGTCGTCGCCTATCGCGTGGATGGCTAATACCTGGTCCTGCCATTTCCCTGAGCGTATGCCGTCTAGGAATAGGTCGATAGGTATGTCGGCCCCGTTCTTTGCCACCTTAATATGCGGAAATAGCGAAATGTTGCTCATAGATCAATTTGTAACTCCGCCGGCTCCCAATTATATATCTTCTTAAACTCAGCGAATAACCATTCGGCTGTAGTGTTCTTGTGCCACTGGTTATAGGGTTTGCCTTTTTCCTTACACCATTCGGCGACTTTTTCTTGGTACGCGGCCAGAACTTTGTAAGCTACGTCGTCATTCATCGACTCGACCTTATAGTGATTCACGATTTTGTTTTTGATCGCGTGTAACGAGTAGTAGTCTTTTTTGTCGGATGTGTTCTCGATCAAAGCCTTAACGTCGATCACCGGGTCGCTGAATAGTTCAAAGTCTACGCCCTGGGTGTCATACTTCGGACCGTTGCCGGCTGCGATGATGGCGCCGCAAAACTTGCACGTCTTTGACGAGGGGGCTATCATACATTCGCATTCTGGACAAAGTTTTATCGCACCGATACCGCCTTCCTTTGGTTTTCCAGGGTTGTTAAATATTTCGGCCCAATCGCGTTCCGCGCACCAATCGCCATGCGTTCGGGCGTTATTACCCATGTCGACGATAACAAAGAAATCCTTTCCGGGGTATGGACGAGATCCGCGACCGGTAGTCTGTAGCCATTTCGATAACGACAGGGTTGATAGGTTTTCGATAACGCCCAATACGCTAGGCTCGTCGAATCCAGCAACCAGGATGCCTACGTTATTCAGGATAGCGTCAGGGGTAGCTTTGAACCACGCCAGTACCTCGCGCCGGTATTCCTTGGTGTCGGAGCCGGTGAGGGTGCGGGAATTATAACCGCGATCAACAAACGCCGTATTAACCAAAGAATTATGCGAGATATTGCAGTTAAATACTATCGTCTTTTTGCCTATCAAAAAACGCTCGTAGGCGTCCACGCAATTGGCCACATGCTTACCGGATGAGTATACGTCACCCAGCGCGCCCTGGGCGTAGTCGCCATCGGCGCCCCTGGCGATTCCCGCAAGCTCCTGCTTATCTACGTTGGTAACGACAAAAGTCATATTAGGGACGAGTCCCTGGGTGTGGTCGTCCTGCCATGTCTCAATAAGACCCTTTATGTCGATACCGGTCACTATCGCCTCATAATCCTTTTTCATAGGATATTTTTTCGACGGATAGATCGGCGTAGCCGTGAAGCCTATGACGATGGCTTTAGGGAAGTAAGCCAGGAGCTTTTTGAAATTCCCGACGTGCGCCTCGTCTATAATAATGAGGCCGACGTTAGGGAAGTATTCGGGTCGTTTCTTAAGCCGGTTGTTTGCCGTCTCTATCATTGTCGCCCATACCTTAGCGCTAGGCAGCGTCTTAGTCGTGCTGACGACCTTCTCGGCGATGATGCCGTACCAATCGTACAGCGTTCGGCGCGCCTGGTCCATAAGCTCCTCGCGGTGTACGGCAATCAATACGTTCTTATCCGGGTTAGCGGCTAGGTATCGCTTAGTGAGTCCGGCGAACATGACCGTTTTTCCGCCTCCGGTGGCGAGCTGCCCGACGATACGCCGGAAGCCTTTGCCCACCATGTCGGCAATGCCGTCGATCTGTTTAACCTGATATTCTCTCTGTTGCTTCATTGATTGAATGATTGTATTCCCGACCCGCCAAATACCACCACTACAGAGCTAAAAGGCGCGGTGAAATGGGCCCCTATAAACCTAATTCTCTTATTAACAAACCGTATTTCTGCGTTTCCGATTATATATTTATGAAACCAATCCGACGAGCTGCTTACCGGCAATAAAGCGACAACGGTAGCGGATCTGCTTTCGTGTAGACACTTCTTCACCCACTTATCAATATTGCCCCTGCTGTAAGGAGGATTTACGAAGACTGTTTCACCTTTCCATGACCTTGTCAGACCGTTATCGTCTTCAGTATAGAACTTGCAGCACTTAGCTGTTTCCGGTTCACAACAAGGATCTAGGGTGAAATGGAATTCATCATTTAGTTTATTATATATGTGGGGGGGCGTCTCCCATTTATCCTTTTGCTCGCACCCCGAGCTATTAGCCAATTCCGTGTTTACGATCATGTTTTTGATTTAAAATAAAAATTCAATCGTTTCTGGCGTCGTAGTCAACACCTTTGCCGTCCCGCTCTGCCAATCGTATAGCAAAACCTTTTTTACACGCCTGTAATTTTCTTTGGCGCTGTTGTACCACACCGGAACGACGCGGATGTTTGTTTTTGTGTAGCCAGGCAAAGGCCCTTCGATCTCCCTGTCAACGCTATACGACAACCTCGAACGCCCTTTCAGCTTCAGGTATTCCGTCTCGTGGCACAGATCGGAGAATTCCTCGAAGGTGAGGTCGAAGTAAATACCACGCCTAGCCGCGCTGCCTTTTAGGTTTTGGTAAGCGTCACGCATTACGTTAGCCTTTCGATACGCCCGCTTCTCGCAGGCGTAGCAACGGGTCCGGTTAGGCGCCTTTTGATTACGGCATCGCGGCGTAGTACATCTACTCATAACATAGCGTATTGTTCGGCGCCTTGGATGATAGAATTTGCTTCTGGTATCATTTTAACAACCGACTCGCCAAGTATCTGCGCGTCATTATGCGACTCTCTCGCTTTCGCGTGCTGCCCGGATCTCGTACATGCCTTTGCCATGTTGTGTGTTTCGTGGTACGCTTGGACATTCTTCACGAACTTGTTCAAAAAATCTTTCTGTTCCTTTGTCATGTTGAGCGGTTATTTGTGTTGTTAAAAAATCGACGTGATGTTTTGCGCGTGGCGCGGCGAATCTTATATCTTCAAATGCGGCACATTTTGGGATGCCGAACAATTCAGCCATCCGCTCTACTGACATGCGGGAAAACTTTCGCACTATCTCCAGGGCTACGCCTCTAACGATCCTGTCGCGGGCGAAGAACGAAACGGATGTCATGTGTACCGGTCTGCCGAAGTACTCAGCTACGACCTCAAGTGCGGCGGAAGGCGTCAGCTCGACCGCGGGTGGTTGGGTCGGACGAGACGGCCGGGCGGGTATAGCGTGAAGGCGGTATAGGCTCAGGCGGTTCCATACCGTCTTTGGCGGAACGCCTAGATAGTCGGCTATTTGGTGCGGCGTCATGGTCTCGGCAAGAACCGAATATTGTAATTTACTCATTTAAAACGGTGGATTTAATTCGTGATACAATTTTGTAATGGCGTTACACTTCGCCAGGCCGCGCGTCCAAATGGGGTCGCCTTCTTGCATGGTGACGATATACAGCGGGTGGGGTTTGTGTTTGCTGATCCCGATTATTACGTCTTTCTTCGCTCCCGATCCCTTCGCATAGAATACCCTCGCCCGGTCGTAATCGAATTGGTCGATATGGTGCAGAAACTCCGCTTCGCTTCGTGCCGTGGTAGATTTCAGATCCCCGCCCCACCCTAAAGTATAGCTCCATATATCGTATTTTCTTTTGGTGTCCAATGCGATCCCGTCGAACTGCGTATTTGCGTTGTACATTTCGACCTCAACCTCAGAGCATTGAACCAGGTCAGCGCAAAACTGGCTCTTGTAAAAGGCCCGGCGCATGTCCATCGCGAGGTCGATCTCATCGATGCTGTAGGTGTATTCCTGCCCTTCTATCTTTCCGGTGTACGCGTTTACCTTCGGCAGCTCCAGTATGGTCGAGTGTGCTAGCGTTCCGGTCCTGAATGCGGCTAAGTTGAGGTAGCCGCTTTTCATGGCGCTCAACGCCGAGTTTGAAACGAAGGGGTGGCGACGGTATGCCGCCTCCCCTAATTGTGTATGGCGGCAAGAGATCATACAGCGTCAGGAATAATCGAAGCGATCATATCGATATACTGCTTATACTCGGCGATTTCGTCGTCGCTGTATGACTCTCCGTCTCCTACGTTAGCGTACATGCGCTGCCAGTAGGAAATTTCATACTGCTTACAGCCTATAAGTAATTGACTTGTACCCCACCATGAAACAGTGTGTTTGCTTCCGGTTATAAAAATCGTTTTCACTATAACAGCGTCATCGCCGATATTCGCGTTGGAGCCGATCGTCGCGTTGAAGCCGATCTTCGCGTAATCGCCGATATTCGCGTAATCGCCGATCGTCGCGTTGAAGCCGATCTTCGCGTTGTAGCCGATCGTCGCGTTGAAGCCGATCTTCGCGTTGTAGCCGATCGTCGCGTTGAAGCCGATCTTCGCGTAATCGCCGATATTCGCGTTGTAGCCGATCGTCGCGTAATCGCCGATATTCGCGTAATCGCCGATATTCGCGTGGGAGCCGATATTCGCGTAATCGCCGATCGTCGCGTTGAAGCCGATCTTCGCGTTGTAGCCGATCGTCGCGTTGAAGCCGATCGAAATACCTCTTTTACTAAACTCCGCTTTGGTGGCTTCCGCCTCCAGGTCAAAGGATGCCCATCCCTCACCCTGTACAAACAAATAAATTGCTTTCATTGTAATGGTTTGAATTATTTTATCTAGAAACTTTAATGTCTTCGACTACGGAAAGGCCGTCGGCCGTAAGCGTAGTGCCTTTGTTGAGCCTTTCGTTTGCCGCTGTGATCATAAACGACAGTTTCTTTGTCAGCTCCTCTACGCTAAGGAGGGCCATGTCGTTTTTAACCCACGACTGAATTATCGGGACGAAAGCAGCCGGCAGGGTTAGGACGTACTTTTGCTTCGTCCTGGCGCCCTTGGTTTTGGTCAGGGCGGGAGTTGCTGCCGAGTGCGAGAATGCCGCCTCAAGCACGGCCGTGGTAGCCTTTAGCTCTACGGCTTCAGTCTTAGCGGCAGTATCGGAGGCGACGGCAGCTTGTACGTTAGCCAGGTCGACGGCCTGGCGAGCCTCGGCGGCGGCCGTGTTGCCGGCGGCTATCTCAGTCAAACGGGAAGGGATCATATCGACCAAGCGGTCGCGCTCGGCAGTGACGCGGGCGGCCCATTCGGTCGAAAGGGTAGAGTAAAGGTCTCCGGTTACGGAAAGAAATATTTTCATTCTTTCTTCGCCATCGTGCAGCGCCGAGTGTATCGGAGACGATAACACTGCGATACTGTGGTTATAGGTGTCCGCGTCCAGTGCCGGCTCCCAACCCTTCAGCGCCTCGCCGTAAGCCGGCAGATCATCGGACGATTTGTTATAATACGTTGCCGACATTTCCGTTATTTCGTTGATCAGCGCCGTCGAAAAATTTCGGTTGATCGCGTTGGTAATATGTAACCTAATGGTTGCGGCTTCCTGTTCCTTGGCAATCGATAGGGCAGCGGCATCGGCGGCTACTTTCGCCCGCCGGCGCTTTTCGGTCTCCCACGCGATTTGATGAGTTTGCGCCTCGTGGTCGAGCTTATCGAAATCCTTCTCGACGGCGGTAAACAGGGATTTTATCGCGTCCATCTTTTGCGTATGAGGCTTCCGGCCGTCCTCGACTTCTTTTTTTGCTTCGGCCAGGAACATACGAAGCTCCGCCACAGGTTCCATAAGGGATTCCATCTCCAGGGCCTCGACCTTCTGGATATCAACCGACTTCACCGGCTCCAGGATTCCGGCCGTGTATTTCTTAGCCCCCTCAACGGTTAGGAGGTTTCCGGCGTACAGCGTCGGCAGGTGAATGAAGTTTACGAAAGCCTCGTCGTCGATTCTAACGGCGGGGAGCTGTGTTGTTGTAGACATGACTTAAAATTTTATAATGACTAAAAAATGTAGGGGCGCCTTCCGTCCGTTAGGTCCGCGTTTTTTTCTGCTTTCGCCTTATAGGACCGCCCCGTAATATCTTTAAAACGGCCGCTTACTTGCCGGCTTCGCGGCGCCGTTAGTGGCAGGATCTACGCCGGCTGCCGGGGCGATGTGTGTCGGTTGCTGAATGGGTAGCGGACCGGCTGGAGCCTTCAGCTTAATGATAGCCTCCAGAGCAGCGCGAACCTCGTCGCTAATCGTGTACTTGCTTTCAACCTGCCCAATCGTATATCCCTTATTTGCGATCGCGTCCAGGACGGCCGCGTACTTAGGATGATCTAAAGTCAGTTCTTCCATTGTAGTGGCGGCAGGCTTTTCTACCGGCAATGGCTCGGCGCCGCTGTCGCACCATGCGCGTAGCATCCGGCCGGTTTCTTCGCTCGGGATAAACGAGGGCTTACCGGAAAACAGACCGGTACGGTCCTTTGAGGCGGTCGCATAGTGGCTCAATTCAAGCTCCAGGTTTGCCGTAAGCTCGTACTCCCAACCATCGCGGGTTACTTCTTTCATGCCGAGCTTTGTTACGGTCGCTTTTCCGTTGCTGTCTTTACTCATTTCGTAATCCTGCTTCCGGCGCACCGTTGTAATAACGTGGCAGGAGCTTTGCAAGATCGCCTGTACAAAGGCGTCGTGCCTCGGGGTGAGCTTTGCCCAATTGGTGTAAGAGTTTCCAGACATAGCCGCCGAGATTGACAGCAATCCACCCTGCCCATCCCATTCGTGGGTAATGCTGTCGACGATAATAACCTCCATCCCGGCCGCCTCACACTCCTTAATGGATTCGATATAACGCTCAGGCGTGAACGGCGCCACAAGTGGGAGGACGTTGTACGGCCCGAGATGCGCGTATAGATCTCCGCTTCCGTTTTCGGTATCGATGAGCGCGACTTTCGAGAAGTCGCCGCCGGCGATGCCCTTCGCCATCAATAAGGCGGAATAGGTTTTGCCGGCTCCGGATGTAGCCGATAGGCCCATCCTTAATTTGGCTTTCTGCCGGGTTGCAATTCTTAGTGACATGACTTTTTTGTTTATGGTTTAATTAATAATTACGATAGACGATGCCGCTTTCTCCAGGCACATACGGCCGCGAAGACGATAACAGCCAGGTTAATAAATGCAGCTATAGCGATCATTTGTTTTGATTTTTTCGTGAGCGATCATATACTCGACCAGGTTCGACTCCCGCTTGGGGCAGTCGTCCCAATACTGAGAGAGGCTATAGTACCCGGTCGAGGTTTCGAACTCGTCGCCGCTGTTGCCGCGATACCAAAGACGACCGGTTGCGTGCAGCCAATCGTTAAAGAACTTGCGGTTAACAGTGTATTCGGTCCCGTCGATTGTGACGAATATTTTGCGCGGCTCAAGTCGGTACTCTTGTATTTCGGGGTTTGTCATGCGAAAAAAATTAAGTGTACTATGATTGAAAGGATGCCGGCGAGAATCGCGGCGCGTATGTCGGTAGCGTGTATCATTGGGTGATCGCGTTTTTGAGGTTTTCAATAGCCGCGAGCCGGTATTCTATCCGGTTGCCTACCCGACGCCAATCAACGCCGGCGCCTAGCTCTCGGTTGTTGATCTTAGAGGTAGTCCTATGCATTTGAAACCAATGCTTAGACCGGGGCAGGATCTTGGCGGCGTCCTCGTACGATCCCCACTTCTCAGCCGGGGCCGACCTTAGGGCCTGTACCTTCAGCCATTCGACGTTGCGATTGAAGGCGCGTAGCTCTTTTAAAATTTCGGCGTCCTGGGTCATTGTAGGAGTTTTGATACGTTTTCGGAAAGCCCCTTTCCGGTCTTGAGTATATTATCAAGGGTTTGGCGGTTTATCTTATGCTCCCGGCATAGCGCCGCCTTGGACCCATACCCCGACAGGGCTTTTCTCAGCTGGGCCAATTTGGCCGATTCGATCTTTTCTACTTTGCGGGTTTGCATTTACTAGACATTTGTTTTACATTTGCTTTACAGTTGCTTGGCATTTCAAAGATACAAATACTTTTCAAATTACAAGCAAATACTTTTCAAATCTAGTTAATAAAAATACAAACCCTGCTAAGACAACCGATTATGGCAAAAGAAAAAGTTAAACAAACAGAAGATTCTATCCGCTTCATTAATGAGGTGAACGTATTACTAAGTAAGGGGGTGACTAGGCGACGGATCTCCGAGGTGATCGGCATCGATGAAACGTCGGTTAACAATATACTGGCAGGCCGGCGCAACGTCCCTACGCTCGCGGCGCAAGCGTTCGAGCTTTCATACGGCGTTAAAATACTAACAGCCACCTCCGGAAGCCTGTATGGCTTATCTGAGGCGGCTGTTCAAACCCTGGCTATAGCTAAGGTTAATCAAGGCGCGATCGCTGTACTGATGTCTAAGGTTTTGGCGGAAGACCTGCCAACCGTTGTGCGCAGGTTAGAAGGCGAGAATTTGGAGGAGTTGAAAAAACTGAAAGACGAATTAATGGGCGATTAGTGTCTTTGGCGCGGTTCTTGTTGTTCTTAGATGTGTGTTTCATTTGGTAAGGGTTATTTTGATACGTTGACAGTACAAGGATAGGTAAGAAAACCACACAACGTTATTTAAAACGTTATACGCTACGGGTAAACACTTAGATGAATTCGACAAAACCCTGATCTTGCTCGACGAAATTCATATAGATTGCATAATCGCGGCTTGTTTGATTATGTTTTCGCCCGTTAAATGGTAATAAACCTCCACAGTTTGTACGGATATGCCCATTAGCTTTGCCGTAACCGACTTCGGCAGGCCGTTGGATGCGCACAGGTAGCCGAACGAATGCCGGCCCAAGTGAGTTCCCCCCTTCTTTTTGATCCCGCAATCTTCGAAAATCACCTTTAGATGATCGAGGGTACACCTGAGCGACCAGGGCGGCCCAACCTGGCGCACCATGTCGATCACCTTCGCCAGGGTTGGCCCTATAGGCATCACGACATCGGCGTCGTTCTTTTGCGCCCTCAGCCGTATAAACCCGCCGGCTACCATTGTTGCCGGGTCGAAACTCTTCCAATCGACGTGCCGAAATCCCGTATAGCATTCCAGTAAAAAATAAACGGCCGTAATCCGTTTGTTGGGATCTTGCCCGGCAGGCTTATCCAGCCATTCAAATATGCGCCCCTTCTCGTCCTCGTCTAACCATAGCCGTACCGGCTGTACAAACTTTGGCGGGCTATAGGCGTCGAACGGATTTTCGGATATCAGCTTTTCTAACTTTGCCTGCTTAAGTATCTTCGATACGAATTTCATTTGCTGTCCGATAGAATTGTCGGTTACGCCTCGGTCTCGTTCGTTTTTCTCAAACTGGCGCAAAACAGACGGCGTGATGCTGGCCAGCAAAAACCCCTCGCCTACGAAGTTCGTAAACCAGCGGATTCCCATTTCGTAGTTATCCACATCCTTAGCGAAGCCCTTAAACGTTCTCGGCGCCGCCGCCGGCGATCCCTCGATATACGCCTTTGTCGGGTCGATCCCGAGCCGGCCGCATTCCATGAGCTTATTTCCGGCCGCTATCTGGCGCGCCGCAAGGTCGTCGTTTATCCGCTTGGCGTTCGTGTGCCCTACGACCTTTCCGTCCCGCCACTGGTCTGTATTGACCTTGTGGGGCGTCAGTAGGTAGAAAGGCGACCGGCCTTTAATGGTTATGCATATCTTTATAGTGTAGATCTTTGCCGGGTTATCTTTGTAGTCCCAAAGGACCGGGCGCACGGTGTAGTTGAGCATGGGTCAAAATTAAGTCAAAATGAAACCGTACACAAATACATATATAAGTACAGGAAAACACATGGCGACAGGCGGCTCAAAGTGCTGGTTATAAGTCCGAAAGCCGGCCAAACCCAGTACTAGACTGTATTTGCCGGCTTTAAGGCGGATTTTCCTATATGTAACATTCTGCGAAATACAAACTATTAATTTCCAGTAATTTACAACAGGATTTATTTCAGGTCAAAACAAAAGGCCGCCTTAAATGGTGGACTTATCGGGCGGTTGGCTACTTCTCGCCTATCCCAGCGATCTCGTATCGACTATGCCGTATTCGTTAGGTAATGTATTAAGCAGGCAGCCCGGACCTCTACTATTAAATACCTCTCCAGGTGGCCACAATTTTCATCCAAGCGGCTCGGGAATCTGTACAGCTCCAGCAATATCGAGTCGGCGATCTCGCCAGCCTTTCGGGCGTCATGGGTAAGCAGGTAGGCAAGCAGAACCATTTGCGGGCTATACACGCTGATTAGTTTTTTGAACGCCTTAACATCGTGACGCTTCAGTCCGTCGATAATTTGTTGTTCGGTCATGGTGAGGGGTTTTGAATTTGAAAATAGGCCCTCCGTAGATACGGAGGGCCTTACCAAACTTTAATAAATGCTGCTTTCAAAGCCTTAACCTAATTAAACCTTATCCTATGAAAATACTTACGCGCGATCGACGATTTTAACCAAATATAATAATGTCTATCTTATAAGACAAAACAACTATTGCTATGCAGCGCAACCACTTACCGTTGTTATTTCTAACACAATCGGTTGTTTTTTAGACAATTGTTAGTGATTGCTGCCGTTCTTTGCTGTAATGACTAAGGATAAACGTTATAGCACTGTGAAAAAATTAATTTCCGCAAGGTTGCTAAAGTCCTTTAGTGAGATATTCGACACGATCCCAAAGACCGTTGTTGCTAAAGACCTCGGCTTAGAGATAGTAAGGTTTTCCGGTATGATAAAAGACGTCCGAAAATTCCGCGTGGACGTGCTTTGCCGACTGGCGGATCAAATCGGAGTAGATGAAAAGGAGATTTTCGACCTCATATACGCGCAATTGAAACTACAGCGCAAATAAAACAGCCTCGTAAGTATTTGGCTCTCAGCCATTCAAAAAATACTTTACAAATTGTTGTCTAAATGTTAGACAATTTGAAAAGTTTTTGTATCTTTGATTCAGCAAGTAACAAAAAACAAAAAATCAAATTTATGAAAACGCTTAACGCTACCAAAATCGTCCTTATCGTTGCCGCCATCGCAGTTATCCTTGTAGCCGCTTACTTTATGGTTCAGGGCATTCCTACTCAGTATCGCACTTACTAAGATATCGCAGGTTCATAGGGCTTCAGTCGCCAACCTCGCACCCGACCCGGTGCGGGGTATAGGCGGTAAAACCAATGTATGAAAAACTTTACCCTGTCGCTCGCTTACCTCCGGTCATTATACGCCCCCGCTTCGGTCATAAGGCCAACTATCAAAGCCAAGGACATGACGGACGCCATATCGAGGGCGCACAAGCTACGGGCCTTATTATTCCAAAGGAACGGCCGGCCGACTGCCGCGTTCTGCATTCTTACCGAAATATCAATCAACTCATAGGTTTTTCAGTTTTCAGGTCAGGACTTAGGGTTTCATCCGGGGCGGTCTTTTGCCCGCCCCTTTATTTTTAAACCACACAAACCAAATATCATGCGAAAAGTAACGTACTCCGAAAGGTCCATTATGGACTGTATTTACCTCCTTAAAATCCACGAACTCGATAACGCCACAAAGCCGGCGCCCCCAAGATTCAGGGGCAAACCTCCCGTCTCCAGGTCTTACCGCAAAACGATGTGGTGGATACCGGTTATGCTGCTGTCGTTGTCGAGCTTCGCACAGTCTACCGCCTCCGACGCATACTTAACCGTTAACTACGTAGGGTACGATATATTCCTCGGGCAATATCAGCTCCAGGTCGTAAGTAAGCAGGCCGCGAGCTGTAATCCGGATATTACGATCACATGGCAGGGAGCCACCATCTCCAGCGTGTCGCCGGGAATGAAGGGGCAGATCAACAACACGCGGGTAATGGGTGACACGACCCTATTTTCCCTTACCGGCGCGTATGTGTCTTCGGCTACCTTCACCGTTACGGATCTTAGTATCTGTCAGTGGCAGGGTTCCTCCCCTAAGCCGATCACAGTATCGGCCGCCCCTGCTTCGCTGCCCATCGTCCTAAACTACTTCAGATACCAGGACGGCGCATTTCAATGGCAGACCGCCCAGGAAAGCAATAGCGCCTATTTCCAGGTACAGCGCCAGGCCGACGGCGACACGTCGTGGAATGCAATAGCTACCGTTACGGCGGCCGGCAACTCGTCAACGGCCACAAGCTACGAGGTAGGATACAGCGGCGCGGCGAAAGCGGGGTTTGGAGTGTTCATAGTGCTCGGGCTGCTGCTCGGGATGCTCTACAAAGGCCGTAAGGCGCTAGTAGGACTCGCATTTCTGCCCCTGGCGATCGCCTGCACTAAGGTAGTCACGAAGCCGGCAGCGAACAACCTGCCAGGATCTTACCGGCTGGTTGAGGTCGACAAGGACGGTACGCCGACTTACTCTAAAATAATCCATATATGAAAACAGGAACATTAAAATCCGGCGAGGTCGTGGTCTATATGGCCACGGCGGGCGGGTTAACGATAATTCAAGTGTTATGAAATTTGATTACGAATCATACCCCATGCTAGGCCTGTTTGATATGGGAAAAGGCTTTAAGGTCGGGTTTCACAACGACGATACACACCTAGATAAGCATGGCCCGGTGCTGTCAAAAACAATGCTGGATATATGCGAAAAGCGTTCGTCCATTAAAATAATGTATTTTACTAAACCGTTCAAAGAAGCAGTCGAGGCGGCGTCGTCAAAACTTTTTTGCGGGAATGTCTGGTCGGACGTAAAGGAATGCAACTACCTAATTTTAGACAGGGAATATAGCACTTTCGTTAGCTTCGATGTTGTCGGAAATACTCCATCTGGACGAATAGTCATATATTTTTGCAATATATTCATAGTTCATTTAAGGTTTCACATACTAGGGGTGCATCCTGAAGGAATTGGAATTAAGCTAGGCCACTCCGATATGTTTCACACTAATCAGATTAATTCCAATGCAGCCATTGAGGTCGCCGACGGCCTTTCGTCAAACGACGCAATAGACATGCTAATAAAGGAGGCATTGGCAGAGGTATTATTTATTCAGTTTGCAGAAGTTGTAACCAAAACTATTTTTCCGAAATCCAAAAGATTTAATATTAGGTGCGATTATAGGAATGACACAAAAAGAGAAATATTGGTTATGGACTCTCCATACTTCACAAACATAGTAAAAAGCGAGGGGTTTAAGGTGTCCGGCCACTGGAGAATACAACCATTTAAAGAGGGGGGCATTTGGTCGAAAAAAATAATTTGGATATCAGACTTTCACAAAAACGGATACACCCGTAACGCAGGAATCACTAAAATTTAAAATATGAATATCGAAGAAGAATTTTTGACGACCGAGGAAACTGCAAAGGCGCTTAGGGTCACGAGTGTAACCCTGTGGAGATGGAGAAAGTCGGGACATATCAGAGGGATAAAAGTTGGCGGGAAACTCATTTTCGCCAAATCGGAGATTATGCGGGTAATAGAATGCAACACGGAACCGGAAAAATTTTAGGCTTTCCGGGGCAGGCTCGCACTTGCGGCCCCCGGCTTTTTTTATTACCTTACCGCTATGAAAAATCTAATCCTCGTACTAATCGCCCTGCCGTTGTTTTCGGCAGCTCAAGTAAAGGTCGGCGACCACATGGCCGGCGGCCTGGTTTGTAAGGTCGACGCCAGCGGCAAACACGGCCTCATCATGACCGAAGCCAACGTCCGGGACTCAGTAACGTACGACTCGGCTATTGTCATATGCGCGGCAACCGGCTGGCGCCTGCCCGACATTGTGGATTGGGAGGGCATCTACGACGTTACGATCGTTAAGCATTTAGCGAAGCTGTCCAGCACGTACTATTGGGAATACTCGTCGACTGCCAGCTCAACGAGCGCGCCTGCCAGGTACAGCGCTACTAGCGACGGGCAAATAACATTCAACAGACAAAAAAGCAAAATCGCGCTTATCGCGGTTAAAAAATTTTAATGACCCAAAATAAGATCTTCCGTTTCCTCAGCCGGCGCGACCTCATCGACGTTTACGCACTGGAGCAGAAAGCCGGCATACCTTACCAGACCCTAAAGAAGGCGATGAAGGGCGGCCGGGACATACCCGCGAAGCATTTGTCCAACCTGGCGCGAGTGCTGAAGCCCTACGGCCTCAAATAGAAAGCCGGGACGTAGAAACGCCCCGGCACAAACCAAAACAAACTATTTTTAAATTCCGTCGTATATCTGTTTTAGGTAGTAGTGAGCTATCTTAATAGACATGCGGCGGATTTCTTTTACTCTCTTTTTGTCTTCCGCTGTCATTATCTCTACGTCCATTTCTGCGAAAGTGCTGTAAATATTGGCGGCGCTTTCAGCTCGCGTACATGGGTCAAACTCGACAACCTCCGCCGATTCCTCGACTTCGTTTTCCATACCTACAAAATTTTGCCGTTATAAATCCTCTTGTTTCTGAATTGGTAGTCCTGGCCGTTATCAGACAGGTCGCATATCGCAAAGCCGTGATTCCACTTATTCAGCGGCATGTATGGCGGGTGAAGCTCACACAGACAGCCGAGGGAGAACGTTGTTACAATCTTGCCGTTCATATCCGGCTCAGTGTGTTCGCTCGACGTGTGGTTGTGGCCCTGCACCGCAGAGACCTTGCCCCGCAAGTAGAGCCCACGGGCAATGTTAACCGGCGCCGAGATACCGCCTTTGTACTCGTGGCCGTGGATCACGTTTAGGCCGTTCATTTTCATTACCCGCTTTTCGCCGATAATGGTTATCCCTTCTGCCCGAGCCTTGAGGATGTTTTCGAAGTCAAACTCGCTTACCCCAATCAGCTCGCCGGCCTTTTGCGCTAGGTACGCCGCGTACCGCTCGTCGTGGTTACCCTCTTTAAAATAGATCTTCGCGCCGGGCAGTTGCTTTTTGAAAACGTCGATCAACGCCTTAAACGTTGTCAGCTCGCCGGCGGTATCCCGCTTGCGCGGGTCGCTGTCGTATCGCGATATCTTGTGAAAGTCGAGCGTGTCGCCATTCAACAACAGCGCGTCGGGCTTTTCCTTTTTGGCGAATTTGATAACCGCCGAGATCGATTCGATGTTATGGTACGGGACGTGTATGTCGGACATCAACAACACGCGCTTATGCCCTTTGAAAACAAAAGGCTCGTATTGCGTCTCGTCGGTCGCCGGTATCTTGTACGGGTTACGAGGGCGGTCGACCGCTTGCGGATCTCTTTTGCCCTTCGACTTTCCCTCCAGGCGCATAAGGCACACCCTAGCATGGTGAATACTGCTATAGAGCGGCTTTTCCTTCGCAAACATGATGCGCGCCAAAGCCAACGAAGGTTTGTCGGTTCCAAATTTTGTCCTGTATTCCCTGGCTGTTTGTACGGTTATTGCTTCCGGCATTCTAAAAGTTTAGTACGGATTTTGCCCTATTGTAGTTTGCGAGGCGATCGGCGTAGCCATTCAGGCCGCCGTTAATTTCGACGGTCATGTATTGAAACTTCGTGTATTGGTGCGGCCCCGGATGTATGTACGTCTCGGGCAGATCCGCGACCGCATTCAGGCATTTGACTTTGGTCCAAAACCAACATGCAGCCCTAATACCGTCGTCGTACCGCTCCAGTATCTCGGGGTGATCCAATAGCCTCAAGTCGCCGTACAGCGAAAGGCTGCACGAGCGGTACATAGACCGGCCGGTAATCTGAATAGGGGACCGCCCCTTAAACTTCACGCCGTCGCCCGGCTGGGTGTTGCCGAGGTCTTTGCGTCCCTCGTATTCCGCGCCGCTCTCGTATTCTAAGAACGAATGAAAGTTCGCGCTTTCCTCTCCCACCTGAGCCAGGAACCCGCCTATCCTTTGCGGCGTTGTGATCTCGTAAACCGGGAACCATTTTTCGAAAAATGGCGCCAGGGTAGCCACCCGAACGGCGTTAGCGGCAGGCAGGATTGCTTTTATTTGAGCTTCGGTAATCATAGAACGAATTTTTTAACTACCCATACACCCGCCGTCAGGACAACCAGAGCAATAGCCCCGATTATAAGCCACACCGGAAGGGATGTCTTTGTTACCTTTGCAACGACGGTCGTATCCGCATGCTTTACCTGAGTGGTCCCGGTCGTCTTAACGCCCTGGCTGTCCACCTTATCGCTGTAGTCTACGACCTCGCGCAAATCGCCTATATGGCCGTCAACCGACTCAATGGCCGAATGGTCGGTGTTGAATGTTGCCAGGGCAGCCCGCAACTCGTCGTCTACGGGGTCCGAAGCCGGGACGCCCTTAGTCGGCTGCTTTATCTTCAGCGCGGGGACCGTACGGGAAACCGTATCGCCGTTTGCGTATTGGATGTGAAAGGTGAAATCCTGAATCTCCAGGGCCTTATCCCTGGTTACATTGGTCACCTTGCTGGCCGTGTCCTTCGTTGTTGCGACGGTAGAGTCGGAGGTGACGACGTGGGTCGTGGTAACCTTGTGGGTAGTAGAGCAAGCGGCCATTAACAGGCAGCAGGCCAAAATTAAAAATTTCATATTGTACGGTTTGTTGGTTTAAACTTTTGGTTTGTCCTCGCCGGCGGCCGCCATAGCATTCCCGCGAACGCTTTTTAGGGCGGACATGGCAGGCTCACCAAACACTAGGCCGGCGTGAATTGTGATAAGGTCGAATAGCTGAGACCGCAACCCGTCGTCGAGGACGCGCTTCCATACGAGGTTGACGATAATAACACCAACGAAGACCAGAACAAGGAGAATAAATACAATCCTCTTGCTGGACAAAGTGCCATCCACGCCAGTTAGAATCGATTGAATTGATTTTATCATTTTGCGTTTTTTGCGGCATCTATTTGGATGCCCGTTATAGACTTGGCTATTTCTTCGAGCTTCAGCATAATCTTTTCCTCCCGGCGATTGGCTTCGGCGGCCACGTCTTTGATGTTCTGCCATACCCTTGCCAGCTCCTTATCCTTCGATTCGGCCTCGATCTCAAGGGCTTTGAGTCGTATTGCCAGGCGAACATATACGCCAATGCCTAAGAAAAAAAGTACGATGAATTCAGAAAGCAGCCAGTAGAAAAAATGTGTTTGATCCATTGTAGTTTTTATTCTTTAAAATACCTGTAGTTGTAATTGATTGTGATAGCTGTTGTGGTAACACCAGACTGATATATCAACGAAATTTGTCCCGGCACAGAGAAGTTTGGTATTATATTGCCTCCTCCTCCGGAACCAAAACCGCTAATTCCGGTAGTAAAACTTCCCCAGCAATTATGGCCGCTCCATGCCGATGTAAAAGGAGTGTTGATGTTTACCGTTGTTACAGTAGTCGCAGCTGTTGGGGTTACCTGAACTGACCCGTAAACCGTTACCATTCGACCACGAACGGACCACATTGCGGAGTCTGACGCTATAGAAGCAACGTTTGTATTTGTTCCGAAGTTTGGCACATATGATCCGGTTGAATCGCCAAGCGTATGCAATGGGCTGGCCGGCGTTCCAAGTCCGGTTATCGTGGTTCCGTCTGTTGCTACACCCCATTTATATCCTGCGACGAGGAAGGTTGTTTGAATAAAGTTATCAAGTACGGTCGCGGTATTTAGATAGTACTCCACTCCTACGCCCGTGCCGGTCAGCGCGGCAGCGTTGAAAATGCCAAAACCTAGCTGCGTTCCGTTACGCATGGCGTAGGCCGTGTCGTTGGATACTTTTAAGTCCATTACGTCACCATTGGCGACGGTTACCGATCCTGTGTAAATGGTAGTGGAAGTTCCGCCGATGACCTCTATAATACTTCCGGCTGTTACACCCGAGTATGAGGAGGCAACGACATATTCTAGGTAGGTGTTATTGCTGACATAATTTCCAATGAGGAATGTTATACCCCCCGAAGTTGTACTTGCATTTACTAGTGTTGCGCTTAGATCATAGGAGTTTACTGTATTGATGCTATTCGTGTAATAAAAAGCAGTTCCAGACGTCGGGCAGTATAATTGATTAGAATTAATTCCGAGCGTAACAAATCCGGAAGGGTAAGCGTAATTCCAGGCTCCAATCCCGTAAGGAGAAGGAGTAGACCCCGCAATATCCGTTGTGTTGGCCCTATTAAACAGATCGTAAACTGGCGTATCTAACCCACTTGCGGTTGGTTGTAAGAAAGCGTTTGTTACTCTGCCGAAACTCTGAAGGCTATCGGCGAAGACTTTATAATACCCGTCGTAGTAAATATTGGTGCAGTAGATTTGATGAAAGCCTACCGATACGCTGACAGGGCTGTCAATCTGGTTACCCGAGATGCTAATCCCTAATACCGTGTTCAAACTGATTGCCGTATCAACATTATTGATGATGTTTGCATTTATGATACTTTTAGAAAGTGAGGAGCCGGCTGACCCGTTCAATATTATTCCATTGCCTCCGTGGTAAGACGATATTTGATTTCCGTGTATATTGACATTGTAAAACGAGACACTGGGCGCAAGGGTTAAGTTTATAGCATCGCCGGTGTAATTTTCAAAAGAGCAGTTACTAACCAAAAAATCACTTGTGGAATACGCCATCGACGATAGTATGCAGTTCTGTATAAAAGTTCCTCCCGCATTCCACTTTCCTTGGATGACCTTTAATCCGCCAGAACTATTTTGATAAATACCGGCCACGGTATTGTGCGGAGTTATGCCGCCGGCGCCGAAATTGCAGCCGGTTATCCTCGCGTCTCCATTGTCTGGATTTAAAATATTTGTGTTGTTGATGTCGTACTCTACAGCATCGACGAAATTCATGTCAGAAACATTCGGATAGGTAGAGTTTTCTAGTTTTAGGTTATCGAAAAAACCTTGAACCGACCCTTGCGAGATGTCTGGATATGATCCTATAATGTGTACGCCTGCTCCCGCCGTTGGGTTTGCGTTTACATTCTGGAAATCTACACCGCTGATAAAAGCGAAGTTAGCAGAATCGACCAACGCATCTAACGTGGCTGAATTAATTACGATTTTGCATATTGAGTTAGCCGGCGAACCATAAGAGCCACCCGCGCCAACGAATGATATTTGCGTTCCTGACGGTATATGAATGGTTGCAGATATATGATATATACCCGCCGGCAAATAGACAACTCCCTTTTTTGTGGTATTTGTTATATAATTTATCGCCGCTTGAATTGCTCCCGCGTCGTTTGTGGCGCTATCGTGAACGGCACCGTAATTGGTGACGACCTGCCAATTAGTTGCAGACGAAAGGCTAATATTCGTTCCGCTAATCGATTTAGTTAATGCCGACGATTGACTAATCGACAATGCGCTATCGGTTCCCGATCCGGCTCCGAGCGCGATGTCTGTAAAACCCGTCCATACGTGAATAGTCGAATCTGCCGTGTGCGCGTAGATCATCCACGGAACGCGATTGGCTAGGATCGGCAGAGAATCGGGAATACCCAATACGTGGGTAAACTGCCCGTACTGATATACGTAGCGGCCATTTACCGGAGTCCAGGTCTGTGAGAATCCCGACAACGACAGGACTAAAAACAAAAAAGCAAAAAATATTTTTTTCATACTACGGTGTTATATAGTTCGTGTAAATAGCGAAAAGCGTCTGTCCGTTGTCGAGCGTAAGGCCGCCAAGAAGCGTAATAAAACCGGTTGTAATATTCCAGCTCCATTGCGAATTTTTGAGCGGCTTTATCTCGATAGTTACCTCGGCGATAGCGTTGCCGATCATCGAATTTCCGTTCTTATCTAGGAGCGCAAACGTCACCATGCCGTCGGCGTTAGATGTGTAAGAGGTTGATGCTACTTGCGTGGGCATATCATTTGAAGCGTTTGGCGGTATGGGTTGCCCCGTTCCCGGTGATTTATATATCGGCGGCGTGCCGTTGATCGTGTAAAATGTGTTTCCTATAAGGCCGATATCTGTAGCGAATACAATTCCCGCCTGTTTAAATGCGGTGTTCAACCCCTGGTCTGTCACTAGGCTGTCGTCCCAGGTGAATGGCTGCCGGCTGAATGGCGTTACATCTATACTGTCGATGCCATTATCCTGCAAGAGCTTGTACATGAGACCCAAGTCCCCGTAAGTAGCCAGGCATATATCTTGAAGACTTTGCCCGTGAACCGCCTGGTATGTCTGTATCATTGCTTCGTGGCATTGGGTTGAATAGTGACCGTTCCGCCGGCCGTAGTTGCTACCGGGCTGTTAACCGAATATCCGTCGCTCTGCAATTGAATCTTAACCGCCCGCTGAATAGTTTGCTCCTGTCCGCTCGAATTCAAGTACTGTAAGGCACCAACGCCGTCCGGCGGGTTTTCTTTCCACCAACCAGGAAAGGCGTTGATCGTATCGATTATGTGCTGATCGTCGGATAAGGCGATCACGAAATCGCCGTCAGCGATCATAAGGTCGTTTCCGACCAGGCCGATATCTTGCGACGGGTTAGATGCCATGAGTAATACGAGTGTTTTCTATCTGTGAATAATCGCCAAGCTCTTGACCAGAAAGGGCGGCACGTAACGCCGCTTGCAGGGCCGAAGGCGCCCCGCTGCCGGGTTCGTCGATTGGAACCCCATTGATAATATCGAGTATTGCCGTCAATAATTGGTTTGTTTTGTCGAGCTGAGTTTGAAGCTCCAGTGTTTTTGTGAGCCCCCCGAAAGATCCGTCATTGTACTGTATAACTCCAGACGCGCAATCCAGCCGGGAAGCAATACCGCTAAATAACGAAACATAAGGCGTACCGTACTTGGAGTGATTCACTATAACCGTAGATCCTATTTCCGGAACCAACAAAAAACCGTCGTCGACGTCCGCCATTAGCTGAACGTTGGGTATATCGGTGCCTGAGCTTCCGTCAATAGGGCTGCAATCCACGGTCCGGGTGGATGGGTCGTAGCTGTTTACGCTGCACCTAGTCACATAAACTTCGTCCTTTAAATGCGTGCCGGCCATCTTTTGTATGGCCTGCTTTATTGCGTCGTCGCTCATAGTGTTTGTATTAGGTAGTCCAACTCAATAACCTGCCGCAACCCCTTGCCTTTGCCGCCTGACTGCTTTACCGACTTCACCTTATACCTGCCGCTGCGCTCGGGCAATAGCGGGTCGTATAGATCCACGTTGTCGCCCTGGCGGACATACGGCAGGCCGAACGTTGTAAACTTGCCCCGGAGGCCGGTATAGAAATACTTGGACAGCTCGTTCGTCGCCAAGGTGATAAGCGTAGCCGTGTCAGTGACATTCCAGAAATACAGGGTCCGGCGCTCGCCGGCGGTATTCGGCGCAAAGTCGGCCTTCGCCCCTTGCGGCTTAACCTGGCTCACATACTGCCCGTTGCGAATACTGACCAAAACCTCCAATCGCTCGTGCTTGGTCTTTTTGTGGCCGTCTTTTGTCGTATTTTGTAGCTCGATTTTGTTGATCGAGTAAGCGATCGCCGATAGGTTTATGTCGTCCTTTCGCTTGTACTCCAGCTGCTCCGAGATAATACCGCCCTGCAAGCTGTAATCCTTTCCGTACGTCATGTGCCGGTGAAACGAGAACACCTTCGGGCCGTCATCGATGGCATCTTGTTCAATGTACACCTGTGAGCCGCTGCGAAGCTCATTGCCGCGGAAATAGGAATAGAAATGATAATCCTTAGCCAGGCGCGCCAGAACCTCGCAAACGGTCTCGTTGTTCGTCCTGAAGTCGCCAAACGACGTATTCGTTAAGACGTTCACCGTGAATCCGGTTCCCGCCAACAAAACCTTTAATATTCCCTCAAGCGTGTATTGTGAAGCCGGGAAAACCTGATTTGCGGCGGTGATCTGCTTTAGCTTCCACATATTGTCTTCCAGGTCCAAAACTATCGGTATTTTACTACCGACGCCGGCGATGAACCCGGTATAAATCGTGTTCATCGGGGCAACCTCGTTACCCAAATGGTCGAAGTATTTGTACCCGGTCTGTATAGTCACTTGGTCCCCCTTGAGGTATAGCGGCGCGTTGCTGTCAAAGCCGCCGACGTTGACGTTAGTTCCGCCGGTTGGTATTTTCTTTCCAGTAGCATCGACGGCATACACCTTTTTCGGCAGGGTTATTTTCCCCTTATTGGTGAGATCCTTCCACGAGTCGTCTGTTTCAAACTCGCTCAGGTACGTAAATACCAGCGTTCCATTTCTATTCGGAAACGTGGCCGTCGGAACCTGCACGAAAGTTGTTTTTGTTATGGTCCGTAGATGCATGGATTATAAAATTTGTACCTCGATAGGGTAATCGCTTTTCGCAGTGATTGTGAAACTTTGCTTTGAATATCCGCCGGCCTCCTGGTCGAAGCTGAACGACTTAACGACGATGTTGTAAATATTAAGGTTTTGCAGATATGCGCTTACAACCTCAACAGAGACCGGGGCTATCAACATTTGATGCAAGTCGTATAACTGATCGTCGGTGCTTACGCCGTTGTCGGCAACCAATATGCCGTTAATGGTGATCTCGTACGGCCCCAAGCCCTCGTCTTCGGTCGTCTCTCCGTCCGCACCCTGTATCTCCGTCTCGGTCAGCTTCTTTGTCTGTGATACGTTAATTAAAACAAGGTCTAATTGGAAGTCGTCAAAAGAAACCGTTTTGCCGGCGTTATCGGTGTACGAAGACCCTTTGAATGTAATATCAGACATTACAGGCGTACCAAGCGGCGACGTGTAAAGCGGTGTATCCTGTACGATAGTATCCGGAACCTGACCATCAAACGGGTTAGGCTGCGCCGTCTGTACGTTGACGTTTTGAAGTCCAAAAGTCGATAGTAATATATCTACCATATTTATTCCCCCGCTACGATTTGAGAATCGTTGACCGCGCTTAGTAGCGCCTGTACGACGTTCTGTTTAATTTGGTCTTTTGATTCGAATGTGTTTTTTGTGTTCACAGAAAACTCGCGGACAAGGTTGTCGATTTTGATCGTGATATTTACCGACTTGTTGCCGGTAGCCTTAGCGGTTGCCCCCTTCTTTCCTTCGGCGCCTTCTGCTCCCATCTTGCCGGCGTGATGCTCGACAGACTTGGGGCCTTCCGCGGCCTGAGACTTCGCGAAGTCGGCTAGTCCGCCCTGGTATCCAACCTGAAAAGCTCGCCCCAGCCGGGTTCCGGCGTTAGAAATAGCGTTGACGGTTTGGTCGTACCCTTCGGAGATAAGCGAAGGACTAAGGGTAAGCGCCCCCTTTATAACCTTGCCGACCCCCATAAATACGTCTCCTACGATTCGCCCGAACTCCTTTATTGTTTCCCATACGCCCCAAAGGACGGCGCGGAATGTTGCAAAGTGGTTGTAGCAATATATGACGGCGGCGGTTACGGCAGCGATCGCGATAACGACGAGAGCCAGGGGGTTTGCGGTCATGGCAGCATTGAGCAGCCATTGCGCGGCCGTCCATATCTTCGTCGCGAGTACGACGCCTTCGATAATGCCGGTATACACAAGGTAGCCGGCGGCAACGGTTGCCACGACGTACCCGATAATTTCCATGAGTGTTTTATGTTCCTGCATCCAATGGACTGACGCCATAAATCCGTTGATTACCGACGTAAGTATCGGCATAAGCGTGCGCTTCAGCGTGTCGACCAGCTTTCCTACCATAAGCTCCGCCTTCTCGACAGACTTTTGATATTCAAACATTGGCTTATTGACAGCGGCGGCGGCCTCGGCTGATCCGCCAAACTCGGTGTTCAGCTCCTTCAATATGAGCTGTTGAGCCTTCGCCGACTGCCCGGTTTCGACAAAGTTTTTGATCATCGCCTTTTGCGTCTCACTGAAGTTGACCCCAACCCTGTGAAGGGCCGTGATACCTTTAACGGGATCCTGAAGGGCCTTGCCCACCTGTATTGCAGTCTGATCGAGTCCGGCGTGAAGCCTGGTCGCCATGTCGGCAATGGCCATAGATGCCTCGCCGAAAGTCTTTTTTGTGACCGCCGGGAAGGTGAGTAGCTGGCTCTGCATGTCCGCAATAGCGGCCCGGCTGTAGTCGATCTTGTCCCTTAGCTGCTCTTGTCCTTCCTCCAGGGCCTCGAATGATAGGCCGGCGGCTTCACCGGTGCTGCGTAAGCCGGCCTCTAATTGAGCGTTTGCCTTTTCTAGGTTCTCGAATTCCTCGGCGCTCTTTTCTATGAACTCGAATCCCTTATACAGGACCATGCCGACGCCAAGCGCGCCGATAAGCTCCTTACCGAATTCGCTCGCCTTCTCGCCGGCCTCGCCTAACGTGTGTTCGAAATGCTCCGTTTCGTGCCGGGCCTCTTTTATCTTTGAAGTAAGCAAGTCCTTCAAAGACATTGTATATTCTACGTTATGACCTGACATAGTAAATTATTTTTCCCATTGGCCCGTTTTCTTCAGCCAAAATTTTAAACGCCCCCATTCTTTAGCGAGCTGGTCGTCGGTCATTTGATCCGGGTCTAAATGCAGATAGCAGCGGACAAAGGCGCAAATTTCCTCCTCGTCGCTGCTATCTTCCGTAATCTCGTAGGCGTCTATTTTTTTTTAAACGTGTTTACCTTGTACCGGATGAGGTCGTAAACCTCCATAACCGCACCCAAGTTGATGTCGTCATGTTCCTGGTTTTCGGAATATATACGCGGATCGCTGGCGTCTTTAATCAGTATCACGTCGAGACAAGCGGCGGCGGCCGTAACAGGCCCCTGTATAGACTTGTCTAATACGCGCTGCTTGTGAATGCGTTCCGGCTCCTTTACATATCCGACGATCCACTCTCCGGACGTTTCGTCTTTAAAAACGATTGGGTGGACTTTGAAAATGCCGAGTTTCTTTTGAAGGTCGAGGGCGGTAGCTGCCGCCCGGTCGTTTACTTCCTGCTGCGTCTCGCTCATTGTTGTTGTAGGTTTGTTGTTTGAAAATTATTTGTTGATGCCTCCGACGACCATATTTAGTTTGGCCATGAGCTTGTTGTCGCCCTGTTTACCGGCAAATGGGTCGTTCGTGAATTCGCAGCCGACGAGCTTGTGAGTCGTGTACGTTCCGTCCTCGCGCTCAAATACGACCGTAATATCGAACATGCCGATATCGAGGATCTCGCGAGTAGGGACGGCGTTTCGGATTTCCTCAAGGTCGTCCATATAGACCTCCATAGACGCGTCTTTAACCGTCACGTTCCCGTGACCGCGCCGGATGGCGTACTTACCGCGACCGTAAAGGTTTTCCTTTTTCTGCTCTTTGTCGTAGTCGATCGAAACGATACCCGAAAGGGGGACGCCGAAGATCACAACAGAAATACTCGCCCAGGCGTACGCGACGCCGTTTACTATTGGAATTGCCATTTAATTAGCTTAAAGATTGTTTGTATCCGATTGGGACAAGAATGTTTCGAGCGATGCCGTTTGCTACGATCTGCACCTGAACAACCACCTGGCTGGTCGACGTCACGTTTTGCGTTGGGTCGATAATAATAGCGCGGGCGCTGATTTCGGTGTTTGTGACCATCGTTTTGAGCGGAACATCGGCGGCAGTGATGAGCGCCTCGATCTGTACGTTAGTCATAGTTCCGTCAGCGTTAAGATCCAGCTCACTATTTAAGATCGGGATCAAAGCGGCGTAAACTCCACGGGTTGCCTTTTGAATCGTGCGGTTGTCGTTCCTGTATGCGTAGTCGCTGCTTACTGCAATAGCCGTATGGTTATCGTTAAAGTAGCTGCCGGCGTATCCGGTGAAGTTTCGAAGGAAGATATACCGACAAGAATTCAGCGTAGACAACAGGTTATCCATAGCCGTTGGATCGGACGCGTTCGGGTCGTTGACGATAACGCCGTTCGCAAATGCGATGACATCGTTTTCCGTTCCGTCGCTGATATTCAGGGACGAGATAGGTTGCGCGATGCTGGCGCTCACCTTAATCAACGCCTCGGCTCCAAGGGCCGCACCTAAGTTGGTGATAGACTTGCCAAGGGCGGCGAATAAGGTCGCACCAAGGGCCGCGCCATCCTGAGAGATATTCACCGAAACGGTGTTTGCGGTCAGCGTAGATAGATCCGTAAGGGTTGAAATGTCTTCGACGGCGCTGATATCCTCAGCCAGCCATGCGATAGTTTCTTTGTGAGCGGTTACGAGCGCCTTGCACTGCGTGTCCAGGGCGGTAGCGTCACCCGAGGCAAAAGCCTTGGTAAGCCACAAACCGAACTGGCGAATCGTTCCGCGCGAGGCATTCTGAAGGGTTGCGACTTCGGAGAACGAATACGCGCCGCCAGGTACGGGATAGAAGCCAACCCACAAATTCCCTTGCGGCTGCATCCTGAAGTATTCGCTTATGTGGTAATGCCAAACGTCGTTGACGCTACCTACTCCGCCAGAGAAAGCACCCAAAGTCAGGGCAACAGTCCCGACGATCGAGTCGCTCAGGGTCGTCGCAAATGCGCCTAGACCGGGGCGAGCCGTGAGCGTGATAACGGCGGCCGTATTTGCGGCCGAATAACCGTGCGTCTTCGTGCCGGCATTTATGGCGGCAACGATCCCGGCAGCCACAAGCGTGGTCGACGTGTCGCCGGCAGCCCGAACGTAAGTACCAAGGACAACCAGGGCGCCAAGCGGCTCCGCAGCGGTAAGTGTAACCGTGTCGCCGGTTGCGCCGTCAGCCGTAACGGTGATCGTCGCGGTTCCTTTCGTCTCGCCGACGTGTGTATCCAGGATGCCAATAGCCTCGGCGTCGCTAATACCAAACAGTTGCTTAACCCGGTTTCCGGTACTCAGGCCGGCCGGCAAGCTGCCGTCGGCGCAATAGAATACCATGCCGGAAATAAAATCCTGACCAGGTAACGGACGTCCTTTTCCGCCTTGTCCAAGCTGAAAAGTAATATCATTTAATGCCATTGTGAAAATTTAGGAGAACGTGACGACCTTGTTTTTGCCCGCATAGTCTTTAACCTCCTGAACGCTGAACGCTTCGTATCCTGGCCTCTTGATGAAAAGCCATTGACCGAACTCGTTTACGTAGACGGTTTTTATATGCGGTTGAGCCTGTAGGGCCTCAACCAAAGAGGCGGAAAATAAATCCGCCTCTTTGACCTCGACCGGCTTAATTTGTTTTGCCATTCATCGAATGTTATGCGGTTGCGAAAGACGAACCAACGAAAACGGTCCCGTTGAACCTGAAGGTTGCTCGGGCAAACTTCGCAGCGGGAACGGAAAGCGTGCCGGGAGTGGCGAAGCCGGACCCGAAGGTCACAACCAGCGTGCCGCCGGTGGGGTTGGAAAACAAGATATCGATCTCGTCGCCAACCAAGGGCGTGTTGTCGTCGGCTGCTGCTGTAGGCAGGACGGCGGTAACGGACAGGGCGACGGATAGGATAACGTCAACGAGGGTTTTTGCCTTCGTGGCGGTTATCGCCAGGGTTGCGCCCTGAGCTACGCCGGTAGCTTGAAAATCGTGAGTCTCGCGGCCGCCGGTGTTGTCTTCGTTAGGAAGGCCGGTGAAGCGGGGTAAAGTCGACATGGTATACGAATTTTTTTTGTTGTTAAAAGAAATAGCGCGTTGTTGAACCGGACGCGCCCCCGGTGACCTTCTTATTCTTCGGTAGTTCCGCCGGTTCCGTAGAGAACGACTTCAGAATTCCAGCCGTATTGAACGTCGGCTTTCATGTTCATTTTGATGTACCAAAGCTCACCTTCGGGCCGGTACTTACCAAGCTGCAAGCCTTCATCGGCTACACTGTTCAAGCCAACCCAGAGGTTAGACTCAGGCGTAGACATGCCCTTTGCGACAACCATAGTGTTGTCAGGGAAATCGGCGATCTTCACAACCTTCTTTCCTTTGAAGGTATCCTTACCCATTTCGGTGATATCGATACCCTTGTAGGTCTGGTTGATCTGGGATTGATCGTACAGATCGAAGGTGGCATACGACACGAAATATTTCATGTTCGGGTCGTAACGCAATTCTTCGGGCAGCGCCTGGTAACACTTCAGCATTTCGCCTTGGATGTTCGCGGCGGTCAGCGTGGTAGGGCTAGGGGCTAGGATCGTATCGGCAGAGTTTACCGCGTTCTGAATGAATCCATCCCAATACTTGTAGATGGGTTTCATAGGCGCGCTCTTGCTGTTGTTCCAAAGGGCCTTGTTGAAGTACTTGGCATGGCGCTTGAGGACTTCCTGAACGACGACAGACTCAACGCTGTAAGGCAGGGAGCGGTCGATAAGGGTCGGGTTTAACTGAGTAGCAAACCATTGGTCCTCAAAATCACGAGGGTTGAACTTCGTGAAGATCATATAATCTTCAGGATCGAGAACCTGGCCGTCGATCGTCATTGTCCCCTTGCTGTCAGGCATGGCTTGGCGGTCCTGAATGAAATCCTCATAGTCCGCGTCGAAACGGGGAATAGTGAATTTCTTTTTGATGCCGTCCTTTATATAGACGTGCCCGCCTGCGACAGTATCCGCGCCGGTGATCGCCTTAACGATGAACTGACTCGCAGCCTCGCCGGCGTATGTGGTGTCATTTATTACAAAACCGTCTGCCATATTGGTAGAATTAAAAATTTGTGGGTTGAAAAATTATTTCTTCGAGTTTACCTTGTTGGTAATGTTGACCATTTGCAGGGCCATGTTATAAACTGGCGCCGTCGCGGCCACTTCATTGGACGCGTTGCTGATCCTTACGCTATCCTTGTTCAAGGGCAGGTCTTTGATCAGCTCCTCGGTCCCGGCGAAATCAGCCTTAGCCAGGTTGACGTAACGGTCGATAACCTTCTGTTCGTTTTTGATACGGCCCTGAGTGGCGTAGCCCTTAACCATGTTCTGACATTTTTCGGTCATAGCGGCGTCTTTTGCGTCGGTCAGCTCTTTGTTTGCGGCATCGAACTTGTCTTGCAAGTCTTTGAACTTGTTTTCGGCGTCGTCGAGGTCGTTTTTCATCTTATCCAACTCGTCTTTGGTCTTTTTGTTGACCACGGCGGCGGCTTCGATCTTGTTTTGCAATGCGTCAATAGCCGAAACAATCGCGTCTTCCGAAGCGGATTCGTTAAGCTGAAGCCGGTTTGCTACTTTGGGAAATGCCATAGTATGTACGGGTGTTAAAAATTTATTGTAGATATTTTTCGAAACTTTGTAAACTCCAACGACGTCGGTTTTTGCCGGCATCCTTCGAGGGACGTTGAGGTCTTCGCTGTTGATAATTACGTCGCACAAACCCTTAGCGAATGCCTCGTCGGCGGTCAGGAAAGTAGTATCGGACATCATAGCTTCGACATCATCGACAGACATTCCCGATTTTGATTCGATCATGGTTATGATAGATTTCCTCATAACCTCGATCATTGGATCTTTGCTTGCCTCGTCGGTGATGTCGTACGGGTTGTGGTACATCAAAATACCGTAGTCGTTCATTTCCCTTTTTCGTCCGGCCTGAAAGATCACGCCGGCTATACTTGCGGCCATCCCGATACAGCGCGTGTCGACCTTCGTTTTTGTTGCGTTGATCGCGTTGTAAATCGCCATCCCGTCAACCACAGACCCGCCGGGCGAGTTAATCCAAACCTGTATGCGCTTCTTTCCAGAGCTGTCGAGCTGCAAAAGTTCGCGGGCGAACTCGTTGCCATCGATCCCGACGCCGTTTTCATCCACGCCGATTTGGTCGTCGATCAACATTATCGGCTCATCGCTACTATAATCGACTACATACATTGTCTATCAAAAATACCCTTTACCTCACCGAGAGGGGGCGAAGTGAATCACTATTCATGCATAGGATTTTCATATTGATGCATGAGCCTAACGCGGTCCCCCTCGGGCATACGCTCATACATTTCCCTGAGCGCCTTCTCGACGGTTTCGCTCAAGCTCATTTCGTTAACCGATGCATACGCCCGGGCAAAGAGATTATATTTAGGCCGGGGATACGCTTGTATCACCCGGTCCTTTGAAGATGAACGCGACATATAGGGAAACGGATTGTTTTTTAAGCAAATGCGATAACTACATAACAGAAAGTCACATTCTGAACGCCGGAAGCGGTCTCGCTAAACTGAACGTCAAAACCTGCTGTCGTTGGCGTATACCATGCCCATTCAACCGCGCTGTCTATCAAATGAGTGCCGTTGCTTATAAATGAACCCAATACGATATAGTTACTCGTGGCTATTGGCGTTCGGAAAACGATTGTCATGGTCGTACCGCCTCCTGCTATGTCACCTACCGCAACCTTGTCCATCGCCAGTATGCCGGACGCGGCCGGCTCCGGCACATCAATGTTTATGTTTGGGTATGTTCCAGACTTTACAGCCTGCCCGGTAGCGGTTAGGTTTAATTCCGGCTGGTTGGTGTTTACCAATTGGAAGGCACTGAAATCGGCAGCTCCGGACCCCGAAAGGCCGGCGGAAATAACAATCTGCCGAATTTGATGTACGTTTCTTACCACGCCGTCGGTGAACTGCACGCCATCGGCATTGGACGCCGAAAAATATGACGTGACAATGTTGGCGACAGCCGTCTGTCCCGCCGGCGCCGTGAACGATGCGGCCGGCACCTGGAAGATTTCATTATTATACAGAACCGCTCCGGACGAAATATTATACGTACTGCCACTTCCGGTGTTAACGCAACCGGTGAGGACGTATACATTCACGGCGGCCGCGTCCGACCCTACCAGGGCGTACCCAAGGGCTGCAAGCGCCTCGGTGTAGGCGTTCTGAAGATGAATGAGAGAGCCCGATTTCAAGGGCATCCCAATGGTCGTAGTGATCGGCGATAAATCTAATTTGCGCATTTTTTAATAAGTTGATACGGAGTAAATAATACCGGCGACGATATACTGATCGGCGAAGGCGCGGATAATTTTGTCACAGTTTGCGGGCAGCGGGTCGAGCGCCAGGTACACGGCGACCGGAACCCAAATGATCATATTGACGTAGGCAGTAAAGCTGTATGCGTCGATGACAAAGTCGGACGACGTGTTAGCGTATACTACCGAGCTGTTCGCCTCAGATCCGCCCACAATGAAGGGCGACAGGGGTTTGGGTATATCCTGTATGTATATGTCACTCACCGCCGGCGGCTGCCGAAAGTCTGTCATAAACCGCTTGTTAAGAGCATAGGTCAACACAAGAGTTTGCCCGGTATACAGTATCCGCTCGTAGAGACCGATAAAATTCTTTTGGACGAGCTGCCAGGCCATCGGGTTGGATGGGATAAAGTTGTTGTCGTCGATCAAAGACTCGTACACCGCGAACCGGTATATCGCCCGTTGATACTTTTGGTAGGTCGTCGTCGTCAGGTATTCTTGCGCCTGGCTGCCGGTCCTGTAATCGCCGAACCACAGATCGCGTACCCACTGTATCGGCGATAACATAGCCGTAACCCAGGCCCACATTTTCGACCCGCGCTTATCCGGTGGCAGCATCCTTTTTCCGAGGTTGCTAAAATTTACTTCGTATATGCTCATATTATACAGGAATAAAGGTTAGTGATAAATCGATCGTTTCGCCGGTCGTGTCTTCGTTAATGATGTATCCGCTAACGGTATTCCATATCCTGCTGACCACTTGGTTATTCAACACAAGCGAGGTTCCTGACCCATAGGCGGTCGTTGCGGCCCGAGCCGATACGTTTTGCAGTAGCACGTCGTCGACGCCGGGAACGGTCCTTATTGCAGCCTCAAGGTCGCTCACCTTCAGAACGCCGTTAAACGGTATCGTTGCCAAAAAATTTGCTATAGCGGTTTGGACGGCCAAAACCTCGGCGGTGCCATATTGCCCCAAATAATAAACCTCAGCCTGTATGTATAACCGGTCAGCATCGGTAGAGTTACTCGTATAGGTTATGCCGGCAACGCCGAACACCTTAACATAAGCGACCAGGGCCGCGAGCTGATCGGTGGAAAGTGCGGCAGGCGTTGTGCCGGTTGCTACCTTTATTTGCACGTTGTTGGCAAGGTCTGTAGATATACTACACCGGCTGATTATCCTGAGCGTAGGATCTACGACAGGATAAGCAGGCGCGAAGTTTATTAATTGCGCGACTTGCGGGACAGTATCGCTATACTGAAAATTCAATACCTGAGCCTGTACCCACGCCGGCGACCCTGGCGCTGCTGCTGCTGCGACCGACTCGACGAACGCGTTCATTATGTCGATAAGCTGCTCGACGACGTTTACGGCAACGGCAACGATGAACGCCCATAGATTGTATATAGCGCGTTTGCTGGTCGACGTAAGCAGCGGCCCCAACGTGGGGTCGGCGGCTACGTTGTCTAAAATCTGTTGTTGTATGAGGCTAATTGCTCTTGCCATGTTAACTTTGTGTTTGCGGAATTATATACCTACTTGTTGGCGGCGTGTCAACGGTTACGGCCGGAACTTCGCTTGCCTCCAGGACCAGGGCCGTCGGTGGAACGCTTACGGTGCGCTTGCCGGCATCCTCGTCGTAGGGGCTGCCCTTGCTGTCGATAAAGTTGCAAGTGAAGTCAATTACATAATGATAAATCATTGTGTGGTTTGGGTCTTGCGCTTCGGTCTTCTTTATCAACGGCCCGCACCCTGTCGGCCATTGGTGCGAAAGGGTGGCGACCACTCCATCGCGAAGTATCATAACCGGGATGTTGCGCTCGAAGTTTCCCTCTTGGTCGTCGTAGAATTCGTGTACGATATGAATTCGCCAGCCCATATCAGCGCTTTGAATTCCAAGTCCGATTTCTTCCCACGCCGGGTGGGCGATCAACTCAAGGAATAAAGCCGGCTTAGGAAAGGCGTACAGCTTTCCTTTATCCTGGTCTTTGACTTGGTTATTCCAAATGTTTACGAACTGAACCGTGGGAACCGTCTCCAGTAAATTCAAGATCGACAACATTGGCGCGGATATTCCACTCATAATTTATTATTGCGGTCCTTCACGCATGCTTCAAACAGGATGAAATAATTTATAATGTCCCCGATCTTCTCGTCGATCATTTCGTCGGTGGGGATCTGCCCGGCGTCGAGCTTATCTAGCATGTCGCGGTAACTAGTGTAGTGCTTCAATAACATTCCGTCTAATGCCCGTTCCCTACTAACGCCAGCAATGGACCCAGCCCTATCGAAGTTATGCAACTTGTTTTGGTCGGTGGAATACTCGGCGCCCTTCTTTACCATAGTGGCGGTGATCTTGTCG